CTACAACCAAAGGGAGACAGAGCGATGAAAGACATCGCCACCACTCAACTGGGTTACACGGAACTCGACCAAAACAAGCAAATCGCGAAGGGGAAAGCAATGCTGGTTTCAACTACTCAGGTTCAAAAGGACTCGGCCCAGGAAAAGGCCACTCTGGTTCTTCGTGCTCCCGCACGTAGATATAAGCTCGTCCGGCTTCAGCCGTCATTGAGCGATAGCCAATCCCCTGAAGCCCGGGCAGCCCACTTTCTTTCAATGCCTGCAAGACTGCGAACCCTTGCCGTGCGTATATACATGCTGCCCACACCAATAGCGGCTTCACTTGTGGGTCTTGCCAGATTTTTTTTCTTTTGCGCTGGCTGGGCGTTGCCTCAACATAAGCGTGGACAGATTGAAGGTTTTTTGAAGTCCATTCAAACAAGTCCGACAGCTCCACCATGGAGCAATGTTTGCGAAAAGAAGCAATCTCATCGTCGGTAAGAGAGTCACGCAGCTCTTCGTAAAGGTTCAAGGCTTCACAAGCGTATTTATCAATCCACATAAGTACTCCTTTATCGACAACCGATAGCAACGGGATCAAAGCAGCACAAGTGAATACCGCCATGAAAGACGCTTACACCACAAAAGAACTCACCATCCTGCTTGGGGCAGCTCCGAGCACGATCAGCCGGAGGGCCAAGCGTGAAGGCTGGCCGTCACGTCCTCGCCAGGCCCGTGGTGGAGGCTTTGAGTGGCTTGCTGCGAACCTGCCCGAAGATGTCCGAGCCGCAATCTCCCTGCACGAGACGAGAGCCGAGACACCGGCTCTGCCCGATGAGAACGTAGTTATCCCTGACTGGGCGTACAAGGTCGGCATGGCTCGATTCCGCCTGGTCAACGAGTGGCGACTTGCTGTGAAAAAGAGCAAGACCACCAAGGGCAAGGCCACGGCCGCTTTCCTGACAGCCTTCAACTCCGGCCAGCTGCTTGCAAGCGAGTACGAAAAGCTGGGCGAGGTATCGGATAAGACCCTGTATCGCTGGGACAAGAAGCTCCGCGACAACGGCGAGGATTATCAGGTGCTTTGTGACCGACGCGGCAAGTGGTCCAAGGGCGGCCGGAAGGGACTCGGCCAAATCGGACCGGAAGCAGAAAAGATCTTTCTCGGATGCTGGCTGACGCCGAATCGGCCCAGCATCAAGCTTGCATACGAGGCCACCAAATCCATCCTGAAAAAACACGGCCAAAAGGCTCCCAGCTACAAGACTGTGGCTCGTTTTGCGAAGCGCTTCGATGAACACCATCACGACCTGGTTGTGCTCAAGCGTGAGGGCGAGAAGGCTCTCAAGGACAAAGTCGGCCCTTACATTGCCCGTAACGACAAAGTCCTTTCCGTGGGCGACGTCCTCTTCTGCGACGGGCACGTACTCAACTTCCGCTGTCTGCATCCGACAACTGGGAAACCGTTCCGCCCCACGCTTATCTGTTGGTTTGACTGGCGCTCCCGCATGCCGGTTGGTTGGGAGATCATGCCCACCGAAGACACTATCGCCATAAGCTCGGCGCTTCATATGGCCATCGGCACGCTCGGGCAATACCCCCGTTGCGTTTACATCGACAACGGCAAGGCGTTCCGATCCAAGTTTTTCAGCGAAGCTGATGCCGACTTCGGCGAACTCAACGGACTGTATGCCCGCCTCGGCATCGCCGTGCAGTACAGCCGGCCATATGAGGCGCGTACCAAGATCGTGGAGCGCTGGTTTCGAACCTTCGACGAGCAGTGTCAGCGTCTGCTGCCGAGCTACATAGGCAACTGCATCGGCAACAAGCCCGCATGGATGAACCGCAACGAGAAGTACCACGAAGCGGCGCATAATGAATGGACGCCGACCTTGCGGGATGCCTCCGAAATTTTCCGTCTGTTCGCAACCTGGTACGGACAGCAGGCGCATCGAGGCGTTGACAATCAGAAGCCTCTCGAACTGCTCCAGGCGGGTACAGGGGACGGCGTGGATATGAGCGAACTGGACCGGCATTTCCTCCATCGTCAAAAGATCACGCCGCGCCGATGCGGGTTCACCATCGGCGGCGTCCGCTTTGAATCCGATGCCCTGTACGGCCTGAACAAGCCGGTCATGGCCATGTTCAGCTGGGCCGACATGAGCGAAATCCACTTGCACACGCTCGACGGGGAACGACTCGGAACGGCCCGTCCCACGGAAGCGCTTCACCCGCTTGCCAACCAGTTCGGCGACGAACTTGACCTGCAAAAGATCAGGGAAGCCAACAAGCGCCAGCGCAAGCTCAAAAACACAACCATGCAGCTGGCCAATGCCTTTGACGGTGACGTTGGTCAGAGCGCCTTCCAGCAACTGCCCTGGATGCAGCAGCAGATGGCTCCGCTCAGGGCTGTTGTCCAGCCCAAGAAGACAAAGCCGGAACCGACCTTGGACCAAGCGGAAGCAGCCCGACTCGAAGAGGTACGCAGCAAGGTCAAAGCCCTGCCCTCGGCCCCGGATAGGCCGGACTTCTTTGCCTCGGAATACGAGCGCTATGAGTGGTGCTTCATGCAGTCCGAAATGCACGGCCACTGCTTGGGTGAAAACGACATTTCCTTCATGCGCGCCTACGAGGCCTCCGAAGAATACCGGACGGCCACGGGCAGACGCTTCGACCAACTGAGGATCGCATACGAGAACAAGAAAATCGCGAGGTAACCATGCGGCGAGACATTTTCATCGAAACAGGAAACGTAGCCAAATTCCGCAAGGCGCTCGGCGTCCTGAGCGACACCGAGCGCGGCAGGCCCGGCATTGGGGTCATCCAGGGCGAAGCTGGGCGCGGCAAGACCATGGCCGCCACCGAGTGGCACACCACCAATGGCGGCATCTTCCTGCGCGTCATGGAAGGCTGGAGCCAGTTCAGCTTTCTGCAGGCGCTTGCCTACGAGGTCTCCGGGGATAGGCCGGGAAACACGAACCGTTGCCGGAACCGCATAATGGACGCCCTGAGTGCATTTCCGCAGCCCATTATCGTTGACGAGGCCGACCGTCTGCACATGGCGCGCATCGAAGACCTTCGGGACGTGCACGACATGACCGGTTGCCCTGTCGTCCTCATTGGCGAGGAAGGGTTTTACCCCAAGCTGCATGCCCGCCGGCGGGTCCAGTCTCGCGTCACGCAGGTGGTTGAATTCGATCCGGTCAGCGCCGAGGACGTCATGCTGTTCGCCCTGCAGACGGCTTCCCTCGACGTTACCCCCGAGGCCTGCCACAAGCTGGCAACTCTCGCAAAAGGCAGCTTCCGCGTGATTTACAGCTTCACGCTGCAGCTTGAAGACTTCGCCAAGGCCCAGGGCAGCAACGACATTGATACCGCCGTGATTGAAAAACTGCGGATCGGGAGGGCCTAATGCGGTCACCTGACATGGATAAATTGCGCGGCGTTGTCATCGGACTCAGCGAGGGTGGCCAGAAGGAGCTGAGTAACGCGCTGATATTCCGGGCGCTCGCCCTCGAAACCGAGCCGGAAAAGGCACGAGTTCGCCGCCAGCTCGGCACGTTGGTCAAACAGAGCGAACTCGAACGGATCGAACCGGGGGTATATCGCTACAATCCCAAGGCGCAGAGCCGCCGCAAGGGCGAGGGATATATCCGCATGTGGCGGGCGGTCCGGGCCATGAAGGGCGCGTACACCATCGCCGACATCTCTGCCGTCGCGCACATGGATGCATCAACCGTGAGCAAATATATGAAGTACCTGTCCGAACTGGGCTTTGTGCGACGCAACGGCAAGCAGGGAAACAGCATGCTCTATTCCACGACGCCCAAGGGACGTGAACAGCGCGAGACGCCGTATCCGCCGCTGGCCATCCGCGACCCGTTCGCGGATGAACGAGCCGCCATGTCCCGGTTGGCTCGCGTGTTTTTCGAAAAGGATCTGTACACCGATTCGGCACGCAAGGCGGTGCTGAAGGAGTGCGGGACCATAATCAAACGTTTTGACACTCAACATGAGAAAGGAGGCCATCATGAAAATTAAGGAGACGGCACGCAGGAACGGCAACGCAGGATGGACCAGACCGGACGGCCCCATGAGCCGCAAGATATTTGCGCAGGCTGTGGCCATCAAGGACACCGCGCTGCGAATCGTGGACCATCCCGCGGTGGTCGAAGAACTGAACCAGTATGCAAACACGCTCATCCGCGAGTCCGAGCGCGTGGCAAATCTCGAAACCGCCCGTCCCGTCGTGCTGTTCTGCACCGGACACAGGGCCACGATCAATTAGGGGGATCGGAATGAGAGACGGTTACATGGAAGATGCCCAGGGGCGTTTGGTGCCCCTGGACCAGGTGAAAGAGATCGACAGGGAACGCGACACATTGGTCATGGAACTGGTAGGACAGGTCAAGGCCATGCGAAGCGCCATGCGCGATCTCAAGGGGCAGATCATGGGCGAGATTGAAGCCTTTGTCCAGTTGAGCGCCGAGCAGCATGGCGCTCAGTTGGGAGGCAAGAAAGGCAACGTGACGCTCGTGTCCTACGATGGGCGCTACAAGGTCGTGCGACAGATTTCCGAGCACCTTTCCTTCGACGAACAACTGCAGGCGGCGAAAGCTCTCATCGACGAATGCATCAAGGAATGGACCGAAAATTCCCGCACCGAACTCCAGGTACTCATCAACGATGCGTTTCAGGTGGACAAGGAAGGCAAGATCAACACGGGCCGGGTACTCGGCCTGCGTCGCCTTGACATCAAGGATGACCGCTGGAAGCGCGCCATGGACGCAATATCCGACAGCCTGCAGGTAACCGGTACCAAGGCGTATGTGCGAATTTACGAACGCCAGGAAGACGGATCATACAAGGCACTGCCGCTCGACATGGCCGCGTTGTAGTTCGCACTGGGTACACAAACCATCGGAGTGAACAGCAAAACCGCGCGTATGCGCAAGGAGATAGTCATGAACAAGAGCGAATTGGTAACGGCCGTAGCCACAAAATGCGAGAACCTGACCATGAGCGACGTGGAACAGGCGGTAAACGCCATGATTGAAACCACGACGGAGACCCTTGCCGCCGGCAAGGCGGTGAAGCTGAAAGGGTTCGGGGGCTTCGAAATCAAGAAACGCGCTGCCTATCAGGGCCGCAACCCCCGTACGGGTGAGCCCGTGGCGATCCCGGCCAGCAAGGTGGTCAAGTTCAAGCCCGCCAAGGCGCTGAGGGAGTCCGTGAAGGGCTAAAGCGAAACCGCCCTGCGGGGCGGTCGTCGGAGCGTGGCGGCTCCGGCCTGATGAGCAGCCGACGTGCTTTTGAAAAATGATCAGCAGGGGACAGAGCAATATGAATTTTTGGGAAGTGGTACCGGAACGTACCCGACAAGAAATTATTCCAGACAGTGAAATTGAAGCTGTCCATGCCAACGCCCAGTTTGGCGACATGCCCAAACGTGAGGTTGTGGATCGGGGTGTCTTGAAATGCGCCTTCGGATTTCATCAGGGCCATACGGTGCGGCACATCCTGCACGGCCACGGCCTGATTCAAGAAAGATACGGCGAGGGATACCGACTCACCATCGAGGGCCGAGAATACTTTTCCTCTGTCTGGAAAGTCGAAAAACGCAACTGATCCGCAAAGAACTGACGGAAAAGCCCGGCATGGGCCGGGCTTCGATCTTTGAAAAATGAATAGTGTTGATTAGCCGGATTTCTTTTTCTGCTCTGCGATCCACGCTTCCATTGCCTCAACCATCGCTTCCCCGATGGTTTTTCCCTGAAGCATGGCCGCCGCTTTGAAGCGACGGCGCAACTCTTCGGGGATGTTCTTTATCTGCCATGGGGGTGTCTGCCTATTCATCGTCTTCCCCGGCTTCGCGAAGCGGCTTCTCAAAGTCGTGATACCAGTCGTCGGTTCCGGGGATTTCCCCGTCGTTGAGTCTATTAAGCATCGCAACCACGGTGTTGGCGACCAGCTCGGCTTCTTCATCGCTGAGCACGATGTTACTAGCTTCGGCATGTCCCTGGACTTCCCGACCGCGCTCTGCGGGGCTCATGTCGATGAGATCGTTACGATAATCGTTGCTTTCGTCGATGATTCCGTCTGCGACGCGGTAGATTTCATTTCCGGTTGCCATATCGATTCTCCTTGTTTGGTATGTTGCTTCCCTTTGTTGAGTACAACCTAGCACTACCAGCACTACCGATCAACACTTTTCTTCATTTTCTTTTATTCATGTTTTTCAGGGGCTTAATCGGAAACCACGAAAAAGCTTAAACCGCAGCAACAGGAGACACCATGGAACTTAGAATCAAAAACGGTTTTACAGAACAAAGTTACCGGGAACATCGTCGTAGGTTCCTGCACCAGTCCGGCAACCATCGCCGTGCATCGGGTCGCACGGTCCGTCAGCTTTTGAATACGGCCATCACCATATCCAAAAATCCGGAACAGCCTCTGGTCTTGGCTGCTCACAGTTACGATTACGCCAAGGAGCTGTTTTGGAAGTTGAAAAATGTCTGCGACGACTTAGGAATACCGTTTCCCAGAGTAGTCCATCTTTCCAATGGCAAGGATATAGATCAGCTTCAAGGAATCGGCACGCATATTATGCATCAAGATCACTTTCGCAACTGATCGCAGAACAGCGTTCAAAGGAAGCCGCAATGCCTGAATACACGACCATCAAGGATTTTCCGGACTATGAGATCAACCGATCAGGATCGGTGCGCAGGGCTGACGGTACCTGCATGGGCTCCCCTGTGTCCTCCAAATACAACACAAACGGCGCGGAATATGTTTCGCTTCGTCGGGATGGACGGACAAGACAGCGGTGCATCAACGTGCTGCTGGTGGAGACTTTCGGCCCAGGGGCGGCACAACAGGCCGGATACCCCGAGCCGGACATGCGGCGCGTACAGGTTCAGCGCGAACTGGCCGAGCGCCCTCGCTCCGGCAAAAGCCTCGGGCGAGATGGGTACCGTAAATACGCTCGGCGCTGTCACGACTGTGGCAAGCCGACCAACAACTATCGCTGCGAAGAGTGCTGGATACGCATTCGCGGCTTCGGCGCGTCCGAGGCTCAGAATTTCCACTTTGATCCGTACAGCGTACATGACTGATCCGGGACAGAGACCTAGGACCTGCACCGGATGCTGTCACCTGCCGCCAACCTCGGAGGGCTGGTACGGATACAACGGCTGGGATTACAGCACGTGCCCGGTTGCGGGAATCACCCTGCAAATCGACAAGGACGGTACCGCAACTCCGTTGGAGAACTGCGATCAAAAGGAGATCCGCCATGACAATGGCAAGCCGGAATAAGATGATAGCCAAGATCAAGATCGGCCAGAAGCAACTCGGTCTGGATGAAGACACCTACCGCACCATGCTCGACGACAGGTACGGCAAAAGCTCGGCCGCAAAACTTTCTCTCAAGGAGCTGGCCGACTGCATCCACCATTTGGAGAACCTCGGTGTCAGCTTCACGTCTTCGCCTTCCACGAAGCAAAGGGGGCCGAAAGATTTCTATGCCGTTCCTGACAGCGTTCCCTTCGCCCGTCAGAAACGTTGGATCGCATCTATGTGGTACGCGCTGGGGTGGAACATGTCCGGACTGGACTCCAGAAGCGCCAAACAGTTCGGCGTGGAACGGTTCATCTGGATCAACGATCAGAATCATCTGCAGACACTGGCCAAGGACATGATCAACCGTTGCCGTAACAAGGGCATAGACCCCGACGATGCAGCATCTGCAAGCTGAGATCGAGCGTCGTTTCGGTACGGTGCATCGCTTTTGCCGGGAGCATCCGGAGCTCAACCGGGCCACTGTCTACATGCTGTTGGCCGGTACATATGGCGGCAACACAGAGCGACAGGCAGAACGGATCAGAGATGCACTCGGAGACAACAGAAAGGAAAAGCAGGTTTTTGAAGCCATCAAGCAAGCAGCCTGCGCCCGATGCCACTTCGGGCAACCCTGTTCCCGGTGCGACTCGCTGTTCAAAACCCAGACAGACGCAGCCATGAAAGTTTTCTCAAGTTAGCTGACCCGGAGGTGGACAATGACAGCCAAGCTTCTGAAAGAATTCGCCGACCTCTACGCCAAGGGGTTTCGTCCGTATACTGGCGAGATCACCAGTGAGGTTTATGAACGGCTTGGGTGTACGAAGCCTGAGAAGTCGTACTGGATAGTATACTGGCCGATCCTGCACTGCTTCGGCTGCTCCAGACGCTGCACACCCAAGACTCCTGAAGGCTTTCAGGTCGTTTTACCGACCGAGGGTGTCACACGAGTAAAATTCGATATCACTCCGGCCCAGATGCTCCGGTCAAAATCCTTACTCCGGGCCGACGAAGCGGCCTACTGCCTCGCTGTCAGCCCGAGGCAGGTATATGCCTTGGCCGCTGAAGGAAAGCTTGATCGCCATATAGACAAGCCTTTTCGAGTTACTGTAGAAAGCGTTATTCAAGAGCTGAATCGCACAGAAATGGGAGTATGATCATGCAAACGACATTTGTTATTTTAGGTTTTATTTCGCTTTTAGCAGCACTTGTGGGGCTTCTTAAGCCCGGTTTGGTTACCAGCTTCCTTGCTCCGAAACACCGAACCCGTCTCAAAGCCTTTGGAGGATATGTTGCCATATTCCTCGTCGCGGTATTCATGGTTGGAACTACTGCTAACAACAAGTCCAGTCAGGCGAAACTAAGCAACCAGCCGGGAACGAACCAAATGACCTCTACCTCACCGAAAAACGATAATACAAAGCCTGAAGTTCAAGAAGCATCCATCGCCGAAAACAAAGAAGCGCTCCGTAACCTGCTCGACATGCTTCTGAGCTTTAAGGACGATCCCGAGTTTCACCAGAAGGGTTTTGGTGCAGGATTGCCGTACACGCATACTTGGTTGAAAACTTTAAACGAAATATCGCAAGAAATGACGGTAAAAAACGGATATCCACTCGGCTTGGCAACGGCACCGAATGACTTACGCCAGCTCGGCATGGAATACATGCGAAGCCAAGGACGAGAGAATCAATTCACGAGGGATTTCCGGCAATTCATAGAAGAAGCCCTTACACAATAGCTGTATCTACTCACCTTGACTAAAAAAAGCGCCTCACACCGAGGCGCTTTTTTTTGCACCATTCGCGTGGATTCCTGCGATACTGCAACAATGCCGATACTATGCTCCCTGTATCCACCGAGTTAGCCGCTCGGACACCTCGCACAACGGCGGGGTCGGGCCGCATCCGGCCCCGCCATACAGGGAGTGACCATGAAACAGCATACCCGCATCGTCATCGTGCGGACCGACACGGGGCCTGAAGGCACGTTCGGACGAATGATCCTGCCCGGAGGCCGCGACCTCGTCTGCGCCGAATTGCCCTGGCGCAACAACCGCACGAGCAAATCCTGCATTCCGCCCGGCACGTACGCGTGCTCCATTGAAACATCCCCCACCTACGGCGTGTGTCCCCATGTCCACGACGTGCCCGGCCGCACCGCGATCCTGATCCATCCCGGCAACTGGGCCGGTGACGTTGATGCCGGACTGCATAGCGATTCCGAAGGCTGCATCCTGCCCGGTAAGGGGTTCGGCCACTATCCGCCCAAGGGTTTTGCGTCCCAGCGGATGGTCAGCAACTCGCAGCGCGCCTGGGAACTCATCATGGACGAACTGAGGGCCTCCGGCATCGAGGCCGGCGATCACTTCGAGCTGCAGATCCTCGACGCTACAGGCGAAGCCGGCAGGGGGTGGAACGATGGGATTCGGTGATTTCCTCACTGGCGCGCTCAAGTTCGTGCCGGGCGTAGGACAGATCGTCACCGCCGTGGAAGGCGTGGCCTCCATAGCCGGGGCCATCGGCGGTGATACGGGCAAAAAGATCCAAGACGGCGTTTCTCAGGTCACGGAAGGACTCCGTGAGGCCGATGCAAAACCGCTCGACGGCGAGCAGCGCGCCGCACTCGAAAAGGCCGGGATGGATATGAAGATCAAGCTGAGGGAGTTGGATCTGAAAGACGTCGAGGGCGGCCGCAAGCTCGCCAAAGCCGAGATCAATTCCGAGGACGAATACGTCCGACGCACCCGGCCGCAACTTCTGCGCTGGTACGGCAAGGGTTCGTTCCTGCTCATCTTCTCCTGCGTTGGCGTGGCCTTCGCCTCTGCCTTTACATCCGCCGTAAGCAAGGACGAGGCCGCGTTCATTATCGACGTGCTCAAGTGGGCGCTGCCCACGGTCTCGGGCACATTCCTGCTCATGTACCGCGCTTACACAGGCCGCCGGACCCAGGAAAAGCTGGGCCAGCTCGGCATACAGCCGGAATCGGCCATGGACAAGGCCGCCAAGCTTCTCCGGAGATAAGCCGTGGATCTGCATATTCTCGACATCATCCTGCGCATCATCCAGATCGTGCTTCTTCCGCTGGTGGCCTTCGTTGTGAAAATCCTCCTGGATCAGCGCAAGCAGCTGAACAGTCTCGACAGGCGCATCACCACGGCCGAGTCCTGCCTCGAACAAGTGCCCAGCGAAAAGGTGCTGCACGAACTCTCCCTGACAATACGCGACTTCGGCGGCGACCTGCAGGTAGCCGTTGAAAAGATCGAAGGGTTGCGAAACATCGTGGATCGCGTGGAACGCGTGGTCGCAAGGCATGAAGAATACCTGCTCCACGGAGGGAACCGATGAATTACAACGACGTGGTTATTGAACATCTTCGCATCACCATCCTGCGCCTGTTGTGCGAGCAGCCGAGCTATTCGGCCAACGACAGCATGATCAAGGACATGGTTCCGCAATACGGCTTCCGCCCCTCGCGCGACCGCATCCGCACCCAGCTGGCATGGTTGCGCGAACAGGGACTCGTCGGCCTCGACTGCAACACAGGCTGTCACGTGGCGCACCTGACCGAACGCGGCGAGGAAGTGGCCAAAGGCTTTGCCACGGTTCCGGGCGTCAAGCGTCCCTCTCCCGGCGAGGTTGCGTAGATGAAGAAACAGGGCCGGGAATATCCGTCGGAAGCGGTCTGGACCGCGCAGGAACTCTATTGCGTGGCGCGGCTGACGTATAAGCAGGTGGCCGAGGAAACCGGCGTTGCCGTGTCAACACTCAAGCGCTGGGCCGACAAGTACGAATGGCGCACCAAACGCGACGAGCTGGCGCAGGCCGAAGCCGACCTGCAGGCCGACACAATCCTCGCCCGCTCGGCCATGCTCAAAAAACTGATCGAGTCCAAGGACGCCCAGACCGGCTTTGCCGTGGCCAGCCTCGAAACGCTGGCCATGAAGCAGGCCGAAGCAGCCCGTGCCCAGAAGCTCATGAGCGCCAGCGCCCAGAGGGAGCTGCGCGAGATCCGCACGCAGGAAGATGCGGTGAACGCGCTGCAGGAAGCCGTACAGCTCAAGCTGAACCGACTCCTGCAAAGCCCTGACGAACTGGATTTCAAGGCCGTTGCCGACGTCCGCAAAGCCCTCGACCTGGTGGCGGAGATGAAGAACGCCGGCAGCGAAGAGCAGGACAATGGACGCGGCGTCTCCGGCGACAACATCGAACGCATGCTGGATGCACTGAGGTAATCCATGGGCATTCGATTGCTTCCGTATCAGCACGAACTCCGCAGTACCTTGAAGGAATCTCAGGTCGTGGTCGTGGAGAAGTCCCGACGCACCGGCTACTCGTGGGGCGCAAGCTGGGTTGCCGCCGAATATGCGGCCAAAGCCAAGGCCCATGGCGGCATGAACGTCTATTACATGGGCTACAACCTGGAGATGGCTCGCGAGTTTATCGAGTACGTGGGTGATGCCGGGAAAACACTGGAACTCGGCGCTTCTGTGGTTGGTGAAACACTTTGGCAGGACGCAGGCGATCCGGAAAACCAAATCAAGGCATTCCGGGTCGATTTCCGGCACGGCCGCGTCGTGGCCCTGCCCTCGAAACCGCGATCCCTGCGAGGCATGCAGGGGCTTGTCATTCTCGACGAGGCCGCATTCCACGATGATCTGGACGAACTGCTCAAGGCCGCGTTGGCTTTGACTGTCTGGGGCGGCAAGGTGCTCATCATCTCCACTCATGATGGCGAGGATAACCCGTTCAACCAGCTCATCCAGGATTGCCGGGGCGGGCGTCTGCCATATGCGGTGTTGCGATGCGACTTTGACCGCGCCATCAGTGAAGGGCTTTATCAAAGGATCTGCGAGCGCACCGGCAAGATCTGGACCGAGCACGGCCAGGCCGAATGGCGGGACCGGATCATCCAGTTTTACGGTGACGGCGCTGACGAAGAACTTTTCTGCATCCCATCGAAGTCCGGCGGTTCCTATCTGATTCGCACGGTCATTGAAGGATGCATGGACCCGAGCATCCCGGTCCTGCGCTGGGAACCGCCGGCCAAGGACTTCGTGGACTGGCCGGATGAACAGCGGCACCGGGAAATGCGCGACTGGCTGAAGGCGATGCTTCACCCGCTCCTGACATCCCTGCCGGACAAGCCGGGCTGGTTCGGCGAGGACTTCGGCCGCAATGTAGACCTGACGTGCATCTGGCCGCTGCAGGAAGCACCGGGCTTGACCTATCGCACTCCGTTCGTGCTTGAGCTGCGCGACTGTCCCTTTTCCCAGCAAGAACAGGCCCTTTTCCATGTGGGCAATCATCTTCCCCAACTCTGCGGCGGCGCATTGGACAAGGGCGGCAATGGCGCCTTTCTGGCCGAGCGCGCCCGTCAGGAATTCGGTGCGGAGATCATCGAACAGGTCCACTTCGCCGAGACATGGAACCTTGAAAACTGGCCCCCGGCCAAGGCCGCGCTGGAGGACCGTACTGCAATCATCCCGAAAAGCGACGACATCCTCGACGACTTCCGTGCCGTGAAGGTTGTCAAAGGCGTTCCCAAGGTCCCCCGCGATGCCCGCACCACCGACCGAAAGGATGCGGGCAAACGCCACGGCGACTCGGCCATCGCCTTTGCTCTGGCCATGTTTGCGGCTCGGAAATTCGAGCCGGGCAATAATGAATGGGATATCTGCACCGGCGGAGTAAGCCGCGCCGGTGCGCTCATGAGAGGATACTGATGCCGACCATACTTGACGCCAAAGGCTGCCCCATAGACTTCTCCTCCCGCAGTCCCGACCTGAGCACCGAGTTCGCCACCCGCGTGAGCGCCGGGGCCGACTTCGGAAGCTTCCTCGGCCTGCTGCCCGATCCCGATCCGGTGCTGGTGCAGCGCGGCGAATACTGCACCGTGCTGGATGATCTGACAGCCGATGATCAAGTCTGCATGGCAATGCAAAACCGCAAGCTGCGGGTACTCAATAAGCAGGATTACGACTTTGCGCCCGGTCAGGCCAAGGGCAAGGACGTCACATCCGATGCCTCACGTCTGTGCGACGAGCTGGTGGCCGACCTGGAAGCCATCAACCTGCGCAACGTGTTCTCATGCATGCTCGACGCGCCGTTCTTCGGCCAGACCGTGCTGGAACTCATGTGGGAGCCGCGCGGCGGACGCCTGCGCCTGGTGGATCTCGTGGCCAAGCCGCGACACTGGTTCGGATTCGACGACCAAAACCGGCCCGTCTTTTGCGGAAATACCCTTGCAGAGAACACCCGGCTTCCGCACGGCAAATTCGTGCTGGTGCGGCATTTCCCGACCTTCGAAAACCCCTACGGCCTGCGGCTGCTCTCCCGCTGCCTGTGGCCCGTGGCGTTCAAACGCGGCGGCATCGAATTCCTTACGCGGTTCTGCGAGAAATTCGGCATGCCCTGGGTGTTGGCCAAGGCTCCAAACAAAGCGGATCGGACCGAGCGCATGAACATGGCCAGCGACCTGGCTGCCATGGTGCAGGACGCCGTTGCCGTCCTGCCCGCCGGGGCCGACGTGGAACTGGCCAGCGCATCCGGCAAGGCCGGCGATCTGCACGAGGCCTACCTGCGCCGCTGGGACAAAGCCATTTCCAAGGTGCTCATGGGCCAGACCCTGACGGCGGAGATGGACGGAAGCGGCAGCCGCGCCGCCAGCGAGACTCACTACAGTGTGGGCGAAGACATGGCCGAGGCGGACCAGGCCTTGATCACCAGCGCCATGAACGAGCTGGCGATCATCTATCGCGACGTAAATGCCCAGTCCGGCGTGCTGGCTCCCGTATTCGCCTACAACGAGCCGGAAGACTACGGCGCTCGGGCCGACCTGGACAACAAACTGCACAAGGTGGGCGTACGATTTACCAAAGCCCATTTCACCCGCCAATACGGGCTGGCTGAAGACGAGTTCGATCTGGAAGGCGCTGCATCTCCGACGGATCATGCCGCACCGATTGAATTCATGGACGCGGATGATGCTCAGGAAACCGTTGAACAGGCCGTGGCCGAGATCATGTCTGAAGCGATCAAGGCCAACGATGCATTGGTCACGCAACTTGAGAAAGCCGTCCAGGACGCCGAGAGCTTCGAGGACCTACAGATCCTGCTGGCCGAACTGCTGGGGCAGGACGCGGGCGAGGACGAACTGGCCGAGCTAATCATGCGGATCACGCTCAACACGGCTGCCTTCGGTGCCCACGCGGTTACGGAGGAAGCAGATGGCTGATGAATGCGACAATGCCCAGCGCACGCAGGCCCTGTACCTGCAAACCGCGCTTGAGAATCGGATGGCGCGGCCCCACGGGGCGTCACGTCATGTCTGCGATGAGTGCGGCGAGATCATACCGGAAGCCCGCCGGCGAGCCGTCCCCGGCGTACGTCTCTGCATAGCCTGTCAGGAAGAAGCCGATGCCCGTCACTATTGATCCCCTCGCACCGGCCGAAGCCGCTGCATACTGGAAAGGCAAAGCCCCCGTTTCCGCCGAGGATTTCAAGCGCATGGAGGCGGCCGCCAGAAGCCGCGCCTTCGCGGTTTCCGGCTTGGCCAGGATGGATCAGGTTCAGACGGTGCAAAACGCGCTGGGCAAGGCCATCACGGACGGAGAATCCCTTGCTGATTTTAAGAACCGAATAGGCGGGATAATCGAACAGCAGGGATGGACCGGCAAGAAAGCGTGGCGGGTGGAGAACATCTTTCGGACCAACATGCAAAGCGCTTACATGGCCGGGCGTTTCGAGCAGATGAAGCGCGTGGCCAAAGCCCGTCCGTATTGGAAGCTGGTAGCCGTACGCGATCGCCGCACCCGGCAGACGCACCTTGCCGTGGACGGCCTCGTGTTCCCGCACGATCACCCGTTCTGGGACACCTGGTACCCGCCCAACGGCTTCGCTTGCCGCTGCGTGGTGGTCACGCTCTCCAAGCGCCAGGTCAAAGGACAGGGCCTGACGGTCCAGACCGAGATGCCCGACACGATCCGCGTGGTCGATCCGGCCACGGGCATGGAATCCTTTGTCACACCGTTGCCCGACAAAGGCTGGGCCACCAACGTGGGCAAGGACTGGCTTTCCGGACTGGCACCCTCCGAGCGGGATGGAACGGTCAAGGACCTGAATATCGGCCCCTTTTGTCGATCTGGAGAACATGCCTCGGGAACGTCTTGCAAGCCATCGCTCAAAGCCCTTGATCCACGACACGTACACCGCATTGGGCAAAAAGACATTCTTCCCACTGGGTTGCCAGACAAAGACTACGTCATGACTTTCCTGAAACAATTCGGCCTCAAGGACATCAACGCCAGCAAAGTACACACGCTGCCGGGAGGCATCCCGGTGGTCATCAGCAAAGAGTTCTTCGTCAAGGACAAGTCCAGCGGCAAAGGGTGGAAGGTCGCAAAAGGCGGACGAGAACAGTTCATCCCACTGCTGGCCAAAACCATCCTCGACCCATTCGAGATATGGCAAACAACCGTCAAAGTCGGAGCAAACTCGCGGCCTTGCCTGAACCTTTTGCGGCTCTTTGCAGATGATTCGGGAACCGTCGGCGGATATGGCGTTTTCCATCTCATAGGTGGCCGCAAATGGTCTGCGGCTACGGTGTTCACCCCCAAGACGGGCCAGCCTGAGCGGGATTTGTATCGCTATCTGGAGAAAAAAAGAAACGGTGTGCTCGTATACCGCGAGCCATAACGCAGAACCGACGCACACCGCAAAAGAAAACCCCAAGTGGACCGGCCCCTTGAGGAGACGAGGCTCCTTTCAAATCCCCGTGCCGGTCGGGGTCATACGAGCACTCGCCTGTAGTCTTCAAACTAAGCCCCCGAAGGAGGGAAGTCAACATGGCCAAGTGGATAAACATCTTCCGCATCGGCACGCACACCGACAGTTCCGGGCGAAGCCGCACCTGGACCGAGAGCGACCTGGACCGGATCGTCGAAAACTACAGTCAGCGCACCGAGGACGCGCCCGTGGTGTTCGGCCACCCCAAGGACAACGAACCGGCCCAGGGCTGGATCAAGGAGGTCCGGAATAACGACGGAATTTTACAGGCACAGTTCGCACAGGTTTCGGACGCCGCGCGCGAGGCAGTGGATAATGGACACTATCAGTACGGCAGCCTCAGCCTGACACCCGACCTGAGAATCCGCCACTTCGGTCTGCTCGGCGCAGTCCCCCCGGCGGTGAAGGGTCTGGGCCGCGTCGAATTTCAGGACGGCGGGCTGACCGTGGACATCAATTTCAACGAGCCGGACGGACCGGCCACCCCGCCGGATAATCCGGCACCGGAGGACTCCGACATGAGCAAGGAACTGGAAGCCAAGGTCAGGGACCTGGAAGCCAAGATGGATGCCGAACGCAAGGCACGCGAGAAGGCGGAAGCCGACCTGAAGGCCAAGGAAACCGAATTCGCCGAAGAGTCGAGCAAGCAGCGCAAGGAACAGCTCACGCAGCGCGTGGACAAACTCGTGGCCGACGGCAAGCTCCTGCCCGCCGAAAAGGACAAGGTGCTGGCCTTCTGCGAAGCCCTGAACGGCACCGAGGACAATCCGCGCGAAATGAGCTTCAGCGAAGGCGAAGGCAAGAAGCCGCTCGTGGATCACTTCATGGATTTCATGGCCGAGCGGTCCGAACACGGCCTGTTCAACGATTTCAAGGCTCCGGAAGACGGTCAGGACAACGGCCCGACCGAAGACCTGACGAAGTACGTCTAATCAATCAGGAGGCAACATGACCATCACCGGCAATCGCGGCTCCATCGGAGCCGAGGGCGAACGCGCCCACACCAACCATCATCCCGCCATCGTCGGCCACGGTGCAGTCCTGGCCAACAACGGCGAGTACCCCATCGGCCTCATCGTCAAGGAAGACGCGGGCGGCCTGCTGATTCCCTACACCGGCTCCGCCGACACCGACACTCCGGTGGGCGTCATCGACGAACCCGTCAATACTGCCGAAGAAGGCGCGGCCATGGTGATCCGGCACGGCACGGTCCGCGCCAATCTGATCAAGATCGGCGCGACCGGCGATCCCGCCACGGCCGACGACATCAAGAAACTGGCAACCATCGGCATTTTCGCCGTCTAAGGAGACGTTTGCATGTTCACTCAGCTTAAAGGGGTATTCAGCCCGCAGGCAGTGGCACAGCACCTCAAGGGCCTGCCGCCCATCAAAACCACCATCATGGATTCCTGCTTTCCCGGCCGCAGCCAGAAACCGTTCGCCCTGGTGGGCATCAGCGACGTGCTGGACGTGGTCGGCACCGTGCCGGTGATCCGGCGCGGCGGCCAGTCCACGCCTGTTGGCGCGGGGAGCGTGAAGGTCGACATGATCGAGCCGCTGCCGGTCAAGCCGTCCAAGGACATCACCGGTCAGGACCTCAACAACCTGCGGCAGATCCTCGGTCAGAAGGCCAGCGTGGACGCCTGGACCCGCGACGTCATCGCCCACCTGCGCGACACCTGCCGCTTTACGACCGAGGCCATTGCAGCCACGGCGCTGACCGGCACCATCAGCTGGCCGGTGCGTCTGGACGGCGGCGGCTGGGAAACCTACGAGGTGGATTTCGGCACGCCGCATCGCGTCATGCCCGGCAAACTGCTGACTGAAACAGACGTCAAGGTCTCCGACCTGTTTGAGATTCTGTCCGACATGGAATCCGCCATTCAGGACGGCGGATACGGCGGCGAGATCGAATTCATGGCAGGCAAGGCTGCCTATCAGGCCGCTTACGCCCTGGTGGAGGACTACAAGTCCACGGCCAAGCTCCGGGTGGCCATCGAGGGCGGCGTCATCGACGTGGGCGGCTACAAGATCCGCAAGATGTCCGAGAAGTACCGTGACCCCAAGGGTGGCGGCATGCTTCCGAAGGTTCCGGCTGGCGAAATTGTTGCCTACGCCAAGGACGCCCCGGCCAAGATCATCTACTGCGCTCTGGACGACGTGGAAGCCAATCTGCAGCCGTATCCGTTCTTCCCCAAGCCGATGAAGCTGATCGAAGGAAACGGCTACCGCATCATCGGGCAGTCCAAACCGCTCCCTGCACGCTCTCCCAAGTCCATCTGCTGGGCCGAAGTGGTCTAGCTGCAAATTTGCGCCCTGTTGCCCTCATCCGGGCAACAGGGCGCACGGTACGCGAAACAACCCTAAACCTAGTTCAAAACCAGTCCAAAACGCACGAGAGGGCCACGCATGTACTGCCAAAAGACCGACCTGACCGGCTATGTGCTCAACGCCTACCTGACGGCGGCCGAAGAGCAGACGCCCGGAATCGTCGACCAGACTCTGGCGAACGTGTCCGGCGAGATCGACGACGCGCTCCGGTCCCGCTTCGAGCTGCCGCTTGCCGAAGTGCCGGGCACGCTGACCCGCATCGCCGCCGTCATGGCCTCCTACAGGATCGTGGGTGCCATCACGTCGGTCATGGCCTCGGAGGGTGGCAGCAACAATGAATGGATACCGCTGCAGACCCAGTACAAGCAGGCCGTGAAAGACCTTGAAGCGGTCCGCAGCGGCAAGCTGGACATCGGCTTGAAGGAACTGGGCGAGGAACCGCGCGTGGATACTGAAACCATGGTCGTCACCAGACGCCCCAAGGGACTGCTGTGGAGGTGGAAGTAATGGGCGGCACGAGTTTCAGGCTGGATTGGGGCGGACTGGACCGCATGGTCGGCAGCGCCACGATCAAAGCTGGCAGGACACGTCAGGCCATGGCCGAGATCGGCGAAGCTCTGGCCTCGTCCACCATTGCACGCTTCGATGCCGCAGCCGGCCCCGACGGCACGCCCTGGGAGCCGTCTCAGCGGGCCGAGCAGGAAAGCGGCAAAACACTTGTGGACACCGGGCGGCTGCGCGGCTCCATCGGCTACGAGGCCAGCCCCTCACAAGTCTCGGTGGGCAGCAACCTCGTCTATTCACGCATCCACCAGCTCGGCGGCAAGGCAGGTCGAGGCCACGCCGTAACGCTGCCCGCCAGACCCTACATCGGCATATCCGAAGACGACATCAAAGAGGCCCGCGCCATTCTGGTCGAGCACTTTGTTGACGCGTTCGGAGGCCCCCGATGAGGCAGACCGCCTTTGCCATCATCCAGGCCGCCGCCGTAGCTGCAGGGCTGCCGGAAAGCGCCGTCATGCACACCCCGGAAAAGGACGGCCCGACCCTGCCCAAGCGTCGCGCCGAAATATCCTATCTCCCCGAGCAGTACCGGCGCACCGGCAGACCCGTTCGCAAACGTCCGAGCGTCGGCAAAGAGGACACGCACCGCACGCTTCGCCGCGAAATCTACACCGTCCGGCTGCCGGTGCGCGTGGCCGTTCGCTCGGATGACGAAACCTGGCTGCGTGACTTCGCTACCGCCTTTCGCACGGCGCTGCCCAAGCGGACCACGGATGACCGAGGCAACCCGGTGAGCGTGACCGTGGAGAAGGCCGAGTACGGCGGCTTCACCGGCAAGGTGGTGGAAGTTTTCAAAAAGAGGTCCAAAACCTTTCACGTGTCGGTGACGGGCATGACCACCAGAGATACCGAGATCCCGCTCGTGCGCGATGCCGACATTACCCCCAAATACAGGGAGGCAAACAATGGCCAAGAAGAAGGCTGACAAAAAGGAAACCCTTCATCCCGTGGAAACCCTCGCCGCCGACCTGCCCGTCTGGGAACTGGCTGCGCTGCGGCAGGCCACGGGCTGGACCGAAGGCAAACAGATCACCGGGGCGGACTTCGAGGATGCCCTGACCAAGCTCCGCGCCCGTCCGCAGGGCGGCGGCAGAATCTAGGGAGGCCCCATGAACGACGTCATCGAATATCTCATCGACGGAACCAGCGGCCTTGCGCCCGGCAGCGCCTCCGGCATGGCCATCATCGCCGGGGTCTGCTCCGAGGGCGAGGTCGGCAAAGGCTATCTGCTCGGCAAACGCAGCGACCTGCGCGGTCTGCTGGGAGACGGCCCGCTGGTGGACCGCCTGTACGACATCTTCGCCACCGGCGGTCAGGAGCCGGTGGTCATAGCGGTTCCGGTGGAAGGTCTGCCCGGCGGCTACATCGGCCGCGTCAAGCACGCCGGAACCGGCCCCGGCGCCACGACCAGCGGTGTTGCCGGCAGCAATGCCGACGCCGTGATCGAGATCGTGACCGAAGGCCAGCTCGGCACCGCCACCTACAAGCTGTCTCTGGACGGCGGCGAGACCTGGGAAAATGCCATGGCCACGCCCGCCAACGGGCAGATCGCGCTCGGGGAAACCGGTGCCTATCTCACTCTCGAAGACGGCGCGCACGTAACCGGAGACACCTATTCGGCCATCGTTCGCGGCCCCATCGGCCCCGTGAAACAGGTCGGTACCGGCCCTGAAATCGACGTTGCCGGCACGGTCAAATCCGCCGCCGAAATCGTCCTTCGCATCGCCGCCGGCGGCGGTCGCAACGAAGGCACCTACCAGCTCTCCGAAGACGGTGGCGACAATTGGAACACGGTCCGGACCATTCCGGTGGACGGCGTGATCCAGGTCGGCTCCACCGGCGTGGCCATCACCGTTCCCGACCAGGAAATGAACGCTGGGACCGAATACAGCCTGCGCCTCAATGCGCCCGTCCCGTCCATATCTGCGGTCATGTCCGCTCTGGAAGCACCGCTGGAAATCTACGACGTGGAGTTCGTGCACATCGTCGGTCCCACCGATGCGGTTGACTGGGCGGCCTGCGGTGCCAAGGCTGACGAACTCTGGAACGCGCATCGTCCCACCTACTTCAAGACCGAATTCCGCATGCCCTACGACGGCGAGGACCTGAGCGACTGGGCCGCCGCATGGATCGAAGAACGGTCCGGCTTTGCCCACCGCTTCGTCCAGAACATCGCCGCATTCGGCGAGGCCTCGGACGC